CTGCTGCCTCATCATCTAGCCATGCAGGTATTCGTATAACTTCCCACGGAATAGTTTCGTATTCACTCATATCTTCCTGTTGTTTCAGGAGCCATCCACATAAATCATCATAGTGATACCTTGTATTAATGATGAGTATGGAACCATTAGGCATTATACGTGTACGTAGACCAGCAGGATACCATTCCTTGACATATCTACGTCCAGCTTCGGAATATGAATCCTCTTCGGACATCACATCGTCTAATATGGCTATATTAGCCCCTCGTCCTGCAATCTGGCTACGGACCCCGGCTGCATAGTACGTACCATTTTGATTTGTTTTCCATTTTCCTGCTGCTCTAACGTCTGTCCGTAACGAAACTCCTTTAAATATCTCCTGAAACTGTTCAGAGTTAACAACGTCACGAACAGAACGGCCAAAATCACTAGAAAGTTGATCAGAGTGAGAAACAGTAAGAATTTCATGTTGTGGATTTCTCCCTATATACCATGCTGGAAACAATTTGGAACAGATAACAGACTTGGAACTACGTGGTGGCAGGAATACCATCAGTCTTCGTATTTCTCCAGACTCTAATTGACCTAATTTATTTGAAATTAGCTCAATATGACGGCCCATCTTCCAATCGGAAACAAGAGTTGGAGCCATCAGACGGACAAACGTAAGGAAATCCGCTTTAGTGTCCTGTAGTACACTTAATCTAAGTAGATTATCCAAACTTATGAAAGGATTTAGTAAGTTTTCTTGTTCTAATTCCATTTAAATCCTATAAAAAAAGTAATAAAAACAATAACATAATAATAAAATAATAAAATAATACAAATAAAACACCAAATTAGCTCTAAAATTTACGATATCATCGTATATTATATATAATTATACACTAAATTAGGAGTAGGTCCAAGGGATTTTTTCGGTAGCCCTAAAATATTTGGTAAATATGTCACACCCCCTTCTTATATCTGTACTCCCGATAGTAATTTTCTTGGTATACCCCTACCATTATTACTGAAACTCGATAGTGTTGCAAGAAAACGATACCTTGACGATAGGCCGTAGTTAATTCATCTCGGTAGAGCCTGTAGAGTATTAAATTGAACGGATGTACTGGATATAGTAGAGTTTTTCCAGACCGATGTAGATGAACTGGATGAGTATATAAACATCCAAGGATGAACTCCTTCCTCTTGATTGTTGCATTCTAACTGACTTATGAGTAGGTATGAATAAACTCTCAAGTCTGTAGGGACTTTCGATGTTTATTATTTTTTATTAATATAAACTCATAAGTTCTTTTAATAGCAACAATCAAATGGAAGGAGGCATTAAATGCCTTTATATACACAACCAGTTCAAGCCTACATCGGTCCAAGGACGGGAAGGCTGGCAGTTGAAAAGAAGACTGAGGAAGGAACTCAGCTTCCTACAGAGGATGGAGTTGCATTGTTTGAGCATCTTCTTAACCAAGCAAAGGAATACGGAGTTCCTTTCACAGGCTACTTTGCTCCACTTAAACTGAAGAATCCGACAGTTGAGCAGATTGAGAAATGGCAGAAAGCTAACTCTGATAAGACGTTAGCAGCAGTCATCCTTGATCAGAAGTGGGGACCATCAATCTGCTTCTTGGAGAATGATGATAGTTACGTTAGGAAACAGAAACTAGTTTTCTAAGCAGTTTGTTGCAGACAGTGGAGGGAGTACCATCGAGGTACTTCCTTCATTGTTTTTTTTTAATTGATCCAATTAAGACGTTCAACTCACGAGGGTATACACCATGCAACCTAGAGAAATGATTGATTCGATTATACAGATAGCTATAGCTAGTATAGAAACAAGAAGATCAATGGCTAAGTACATACGATTAATACATGAAGTACTTATTCATAAAGACTTATCTTCTGATGAAAAGGTAAACTATCTGAGTGACAAATTGGTAACTATGATTGAGAAAGGTAGACTTGATGCTAGTCCACATGAAGATAGCTTCTTGAATACATTTGGAAATCAACCAAAGGTAACTGATTTCATTAACCAACTGAAGGGAGAATAATGATATACAATCTTTCCAAGTTGACACGTTCAACTCACGATAGTATTGTAGGATTAAGTTATTTAAACTATTTTAAAACTTTCAAGAACGTAGAAACCTTGAAAGTTTTAAAATAAATAATCAGGCCAAGCCTGTAACTGTTATGATTAGAGAGAGAATAAGATTATGAGTTATAAAATATTTAATCAACGATTTGATAATACACCAGTGGCAAAGGTAGCCATGCTAGGTAAGATACACTTTGCTTGGTGTAAGAGAGATGAGAATGGAGATTGGGAAGTAGGAGAAGACTATCTCCATGATGGATATGCTGAAGCTCATACTTCTATTGAGAGTTTAGAAGCTGCCCGTAGAGATCATTTCGATCTTGATTATGAGAAACATTATTATGATGATCATTATATAATGATTGTATGCACCTATTACTTTGGGAGTGCAGAGAAACAAATCTTCTATGTGCCTGAACATCTGTTTCTTATTCACTCTAGATTACGTGGTACTTCCATAGATGATAATCCAGTTTGGCCTACTCAACCTCAATATGCTTTTGATGAGCTAGAAGATATTGACGAGTGGGCTAGAAATGATAAAATAGCTCATCACTTAGCAATGAAAGGATAAAGTTATGATTGGTCCTGAGTTTGTAGTACCATTTGTTAATGATTGGGAGATAATATTAACCACTCATGACAGTTTTCAAGTGTTACGAATTGGTGTTAGATCAGAAGAGGAACTCGTGAGTTCTTTTGTTATGTATTCTAAAGAGAAACAATTTGATCCTGACTTGTTGGAACAACTAGGTAAGATAGAAAGAAGGGAGCATAAGACATGACTAGCTCAGTAATCGAGTTTGCTCAACGTGCCTATGATAATCACTGGGTACGTTGGGAGTATATAGATGCCAAGAAGATAGGTGAAACTTCTACTTGGTCTAGGTTCAAGTGGGTTGCCACAGGTGTATGGTCTGAGAAGCCTATTGCAGTTATGGAAGCACTTGGTAAGAGCTTTAAGGGTAGAGTTAAGAACTCTAGTACTGGTAAGTTTGTTTATAAGTACCAACTCTAAGGAGAAAAGGTATGTCCCAACCACCAGCAGAAAGGAAGTATAAGTACCAAGATCATAGAGACATTAGCCCCGACATGGTAGACTATCTCCTATCGGTAGCTGATGTCTCTAATATCTACTCATTAGATATTGAAGAGATCAATGATTACTTGAATGATCTTGAACAGTATCAGGATGAGCAATATGTACAACATCAACAATCAAATAGGAGTATGTGACATGGGTGTAATGTTCAACCATGATATTATTGATTTTAATGTAGAGAAGTTCGATCTTAATACAGAGGAAGGGTATCATATACCATCTGATATTGGTGTAGGTATTAGACGTACTGATAATAAGACCCCTCTTGCTATAGTCTCTGAAGCATATGAGCCAGTACAGTATAAGCCTATAGTGGAGAATGTAGAGAACTCTATACATAGATCAGGGCTAGATTTAACTAATGCTACATTTGAAACTAATGTATATGCTGATGGAGCAAAGTTAGAGTTACGAGCTTTCTTTCCTGCTCATGAAATGGAGATAGGTAATGGAGATATAGTTGTACCTGAGTTTAGATTCCGTACTTCTCACAATAGAACATGGGCTAACAATGGATTTATGGGAGCATGGAGGGGTGCTTGTTGGAATACATTAGTATCAGGAGATAAGCTGGCATATGTTTATGGTAGACATACCAAGAACTTTAGTGTCATAGGTTTTGCTTCTAAGATCAAAAGTGCTGGTGAATATATAGCCAATAATGGACTAAAGCAGATGAGAGATTGGTATCATACTGATGTTAGTCGTGATAATGTAATCCATCTGTTCACTCATACACTGGCTAAGAAGACTAATAATATTAGCCGTGAGGTTGAACCTAATAAAGTTATGCTCTCTAATCTAATGAAGATATTCGATGAAGAGAATCGACATCTACATGGACGGGGTAGCTATGAAGGGTATGCTACTCGTAATCGTGGTACTCTCTGGTCTGCTTATCAAGCTGCTACATGGTGGTCTAGTCATGACAAGGATGGTGGTAAACAATCTCGTCCATCACATACTGTCATAAGTGGTAGGGAAGATAAAGTAAGGAAGATGTTACATTCACCACAATGGATGCAACTAGCTGCTTAACTAACTGTAACTAGGGAGAGATTAATTTCTCTCCCTATTTTTAAAGGATAGGATTATGGAAAAACTAGATGTATATCAACAGAATTTAGAGAGAATAACACAAATCGAAAAAGCTGTTGATAAGATGGTAGATGCATGGGATTTAACTACACTCTTGAACTTTGCTTATGATGATAGAGTAGAATACTATTGTGATACTGCTGAAGAAGAAGAGGTAGAAGAATTATTACGTACATGGGGAAAGGAATAGAATTATGTCAATGTTAAGTTCACAATTTTTAGTAAGAAGACAAGATAATAAATTAGCAATAGGTTTATTTCATGCAGATTTTCCAGAAGATCTAGCTGATATGATAGATGAATTTTGCAATTACGATACTTTAGAATATAAAGTATTAGAAACTCCTATAAACTTTTTATTTGGTGACTTTACTATACCTACTCCCGAGTGGGTTAAAGAAGCAGAAGATACAGGAAACGAGGATACATGGACAGATAAAGAGAAGAAAGAAATAACTGAGAAAGGTAAATTTGAACCTAGCTATTCTTATTACGAAGAAATAGATCCAGAGGATGATGAAGGATGGCTTGAAGTACCTACTCATAATACATTTTTTAGCAGATTAGCTGAGTCTCGTGATAAGGAATAGAGCTATGGAAAAAATAGAATTAACTAAAGAACAAATTAATTATATTGCTACTTATATAGAAGAAGAATCAGGTTATGATATGGGAGCAGTTCTTCTTTCAATAGAAAATGCAATAGAAGCATATAATGGTGGAGCTAGATAAGGAATAAGAACATGCCATCACCTATACATATATCTACATTAACAGGTAAGCTAGAAAACTTTCATGCTATCTCTGTTAATACTATAACTAATGAGTTCTGTAATAAGATGCACAAAGCTAAGAAGAAAGATAGCATATGTACTTACTGCTATAGTTGGGCTTTGCTTCAAGGGTATCGTAAGAATGTAGCAACAGCATTGGAACGTAACTCACGATTGTTAAGTAGTCGATTGCTATCTCATGATGAGTTACCATTTATTAATGATGCTTATTTTAGGTTCGATGCTCATGGTGAGTTAATAAATGATACACATCTTTTGAACTATATAAATATAGCACGTAAGAATCACGGCTGTAACTTTGCTTTATGGACTAAGAGAAAGGATCTAATAAACAGGTACTTTAAGTTAGGGAATACTAAACCCGATAACTTAATCTTGATATACTCTAACCCTCGTGTTAGTAATATCATGAACAAACCACCTAAGTATTTTGATAGGACATTTAATAATGTGTTAGAACATGAAGAAGTGGAACGTCAAAATTGTACTGGACAACAATGTAAAAATTGTCTATTGTGTTACACTCCTAACAACGGAGTTACCACGATAGTCGAGAAAGTGAAGAGCTACTAATGAAGAAACGTATTCATGTTAATCAACATAATATTAAAGCTAACAGGAAACAGGATAAGAAAGTACCCGTATTCACTGTTAAGACTTATAAATCAAATACATATGGCAACAGTGTAGAAATACAGGGGCCATGTAAATTAGTTTACAGTCCAGATAAACCTCTATCATGTGGTGCTACTGTCTGGATTGAAACCGACTCCAATGTGGAGATACAACCTAACCTATAGGAAGGAACTATAATGAATATTGTATTACGTCTACGTAAAGAGAAGAGCATGCCTCGTGGGTCTGTTAAAACAAAGCAGGGTAAGAGGTATGATTGGGGGAAATGGTATCTCCATGTAGCCAAGTCTCCTCACTTCTGGAATATGAAGGCCATCGTGGATATACGAGGCCGTGTATTTGTGATATAATTACATACAGGAAAGTGGGGGTGCAATTCCCCCACGATCCTTGAAGGGAATACTTATGATTAGAATAGCTGGTATCGAACCCCATCCTATAGTGTTGGCTGTACCTGAAGGGTACAATCTACATATCTCCAACATCATAGATTGGGTAGAGTATAATGATAAAGAAAGAAAGAGACTTGCTAAGTTAGCACGTAAAGGAGAGAAGGGAGCACTAGCTAAGAGCTTAGAGCACGAGGGTTATCTTAAAGAGATTAAACATTATCTTAGGACAGGTGATTGGATCTCTGATTTCTTTGGTAGATATGAAGAGAGTAAAACATACTGGAAAGTTATTAGAAAAGGACACTGCAATGTCGAAGAATAGATATGTAATAGTTAAAGATCCTAACTGTAAAGATATTAATGACATTCGTGATAGTTATTCTGGACTATGGAACTATTTAAAACTAGAACGTATATCTAGACGAGATAATAATGGAGCTAACTATACTAAAGGGTATATGTTACGGACAAAGAAACGTATATATAAACTGGAGCCAAGTGGGTCATGAATAATAGAAGAAAGAATAATCCTTTTGCTAAACAACTATCAAATCCTTTATGGAAAATGAAAGTTGTTAAAAGTAAAATGGTTTACACTCGTAAGTCTAAACATAAAAAGGAACAAGATAATTGTACGTCATTGCCAAGACAGACCCCGATGTATTAATGTTTGATCTATTAAGTGATGATGATGGTACTCCTATATTGTTTATGAGTTTAGGTGCAGCCGAAACTTATATCGAAACAATCTGTGAAAGTTTTGGAGTACCTCTTGAATCTTATATGATGAGTGATGGTATAGAAATTTGTAGAATGCACTGAATTATGAAAGCCTATATAAGAAAGATAAGATACATACATCAAGGACCAACTAGTGCTATTGGTTGGCAAGTATATATTAATGATTTAAATTCTAATCCTCTAGTGTTAAAGGAATTTATCGTTGAAGATCAAGCACTTACCTACTTAACTAATTTTAATAATGCAGCAGGTGATAACATGAATATCGAAAAAGAATTAAGAAGAAATGTAAAAGAATTACAAGAACAATTACAACGTGCTTATGGAAGGATCAAAACATTACAAGATGAGATTCATAGTCAAAGAAAGAGAGAGTATTACAACGATTACTTTTCAAATAAAGGAAAGGGTATGTCAGGATGGGCTATGATGGAAGAACCACCTGAGTATTTAGAAGAAGGACACAAAGAGTTTGAATACCCTATAGATAAAACAGAAAATGATGTATGAAGATGCTAAAGAATTAAGTCGTGCTGCTTTTATTAAAAAGTATGGTGGACATATGGAATGGATGTATGATAAAGTTCATGCTGAAATGGTTCAAGAAATATTAAAAGAAACTCTAGTTCAAATAGATAAAAGAAACGAAAGGAATAAACTAATGGGTAAGGTAAAGAACTGGCTAATAGAAATGGAAGATGCTGCTACATTTCTAACACTACCTGAATGGGTTGAGTTATATGGTACTAATCAAAAAGAAATTTGGGAAAGAATTAATTCGATGCATCCTGATGAGCAGTATGATTTAGGATTGTAAGAATGAAAAGTTTTATGCAGAAAGAAAGACAACGTATCTTTCGTGAAGTAACTAAACAATACCAAGATGAAGGCTATGATCTAAAAGAATCAAGGAGAATGGCTAGACATGATACAGATGATATTATGGCAGATAAAGAAGCATTCATTGATAATTATATGAATGATGTTTGGGAGGATGCTGATGAATGAAAATGTGATTTGTATTGAATGGATTGATTCTTCAGAATATGATGATGCAGATTGGAAGTCTGAAGAAGAAGCTAAAGAGTTAACTCCCATGAGAATTAAGTCATGTGGTATCTTAGTTAATGAAGATGATTTATATCTTACATTAGCTGGTTCAGTTAATAACTACGATAAAGAATGTGAAGTACAGTATGGTGGATTAATTACTGTACCTAAATGTGCCATACAAAAACGATGGTGTTTTCCAAGGAGTTTTTTATATGAATGAGAATGGATGGGTTAATCTAGAGGATCATTTAGGTACTGATATAACAGTAGTTAATGCAGCAAGAGTGTCCTTTGGTAAACGAATACATATTATGAACGAACCAGATGAAAGGTTGATAGCTTATCTTGCCAAACATAATCACTGGTCACCTTTCTCTCATTGTTATGTAGTGTTTCGTATTAGAGCACCAATCTTTGTAGCTCGTCAGTTAGTCAAGCATCAAGTAGGCTTGGCTTGGAATGAAATAAGTAGAAGATATATTGACAAGCCACCTGAGTTTTGGTATCCCTCTAAGTGGAGAGAAAAAGCTGAAGATAAAAAGCAAGGTTCAACTGATCATCAAGTACATGGTAACCAATGGGTACAAGAGCAGTATAATAAAGCTATCGAAGTGTGTCAGAAAACATATGAAGATATGTTAAGAGCAGGTGTCTGTCCTGAACAAGCTAGAACTGTATTACCACAATCATTATATACTGAATGGTACTGGAGTGGTAGTCTTTATGCCTTTGCTAGAGTATGTAATCTTAGATTAAGTCCAGATGCCCAAGAAGAAACGAGATGGGTAGCAGAATGGATATCATATCATATGAATAAGTTATATCCCGTTTCAT